GCGGCTACGTTCTCTTTCGGGCCACCGTCGACGGCGTCGTCATCGAGTGGGATGAGGCTTTCCGCGTCGTCCGCCGCATCACGTCGATCGCACTCACCACGACCACGCTGGCGCACCTCTACCCCGTGGTGCGAAAGCTCTCCTCCTCAAGCGACACCACCCTCGAGGAAGCGATCGAGGCGTCGTGGCGGGCTGTCATGGTGCCGCTGCTTGCGGCTCAAGGCATCCTCGACGAAGACGTGATCACCGACGACGTGCTGATCCCACTTCATGCCATCGCCACCGTGCTGCACCTTGCCCGTCAGTGGCCACAGTCAGACAACGACTATGTGGCCCGGCTGGAGGCGTCCTACGAGCAGACCAAGGCGACCACGTTTGCGCGCATTGACCTCGCTGTCCGTGGCCAAGAAGAAACGCCGTCGGTGCCTGTCCCCGGCGCTGAAAAGCGCATCAGCATCCGGTTGAGCCGATGACGTGGGCACTCGCGCGCCGCCAGTTGGTCGCCATTGGTGAGGGCGTCGCCCCAACGACGCGCCTTGGTGGGCTGCCTGCCAAGTTCAGGCATGACAAGAACGGCGACGAGAACGCCGATACCGGCGACTCCCGGCGGTTCTGGCTGCGCACCTTGTCGGGCTATGGGCGTGGTCCGTTCACGACACAGACGACGTGGTGGCGCGCAACGGTGCAGCTTGTCGTTGAGTACGTCGCCGACAGCAAGACCGACGCCCTCGACGAGTCCATGGTCTCCGACGCCATCGACCTGATCAAAGCCTACTCGCTGGGCTCCAACTGGGACCGCCCGACGTCGGGCATCGTCTCTGTGTCTGCCGCTGGCGACAGCATCGCTCCTTTCGAGATCGAGTCTGGCGATGGTCGCCGACGTCTGCGAATCAACCTTGAGGTGACCTACCATGACTGACGTTGCCCGGCTCTCGACCCTCCGCTACGCGCTCCACACCGACGCGTTCACCTTCTCCAACACCCCCGGAACGCTGTTTCCGTTGCGTCCCACCGACGATGGCGCCAGCTTCCTGCCTCGTCAGCGTGACCCGCTGGCGCGCCCGCTGCGCTCGCTGTCCGGTCGGCGCTACAGCCACGTTCGCGGCGTGCAGAACACGGGCGACCTCACGGTCCCCCTTGAGTTCCGTGGCGTCGACACGAACAGCGGCGGCGCTGTGGCCGACTGGGAAGCGAAGATGGAGCAGGGGCTGATCCTCCGCGCCATGTTCGGGGCTGCCGCGACTGCCACGACGGGCGCTGCCCCGACCGTCGCCGCCTCGGGTCACACCCCCAGCACCGGGACCCTCGTCGTCGTCGGAACCACCTTGGCCAACGGCGACGTGATCGGGTTCGCGACCTCCGACGGGTTCGAGGTCGCCAAGATCTCGGCTGGTGGCGGCACCACGACGATCACCCTCGAACACCCCTTCACCGGCACCCCGACCACGGCCGCCACGGTGTTCCGCGCTGCCGTCTACAGCGTCGCCGACGCCACCACCCACCACCCACACGCGTTCTTTTCTGCCGAGGGTGAGGACTGGCGCCGCGACTACTTCGGCTGTGCGCCGATGTCCTTCGCCCTTGAGATGAGCAACGCCGGGATCGTGGGCTTCACGTCGGTGTGGTCGCCGTCGACCCACAGCGATGTGGCCGAGGCCAACCCGACCCACGCGGAGCCCACTGCCGGGAGCCCCGTCGTCGTCGACCTCTGCCGCCTGTGGTTCGGCGGGTCCGAGTTGATGGCCCGCGACTTCAGCCTCACCTACTCCAACGGCATGGCCGTCCGCCGCGCGGACACCGAAACCAACGGCAAGTTGGGCGGCGTCGCGGGTGCCGCTGGCGCGAAAGAGTACAAACTCGAGTTCTCCGTCTACATCGGCGCCACCGCGCTGCCCGGCGAGATCCAGGACAGCACGGGCTCCCCGGCTTCCCTCGCCACCCTGCTCGGCATCAGCGACAGCGCGGGCGACGTGTCGGCCACGCGCGAAGTGTCGTTGCAGGTCGGGACCGAGGTCGGCTGCACGTTCTACGCGTGGATGCCCACGGCTGATTGCCAAGTCACCACCCAGATCGTGGACGGTCTCACCATGGCGCGCGTTGTGTGCGTCGGCACCGGCGCCGTCCCCGGCATCCTGGCGGTGCTCTGATGGCGACTCTGCTCATCTACCCCGGCACCAAGGGTGCCCCTGTGGCGCTCCAGGACGTGTTGAGGGAGGCGCACGAGGCCGGGCGCACCGCTCGTGCTGCCCAGATTGCCGAACGCCAGCGCAAGCGCATCCCGCTTGATGACAGCACCGACTGGCTGGCCGTCGATGACGTGGCCGGGTCCATTGCGGCGCTCGCCAAGTCGCGGTCATCGGCTGCCCTCGCCCTCGAGGCGCGGCGGCTGGCGGACCTCACCGACGGCAACGAGTTGGAGCCCATCGGCGACTATGTCCCGGTGCCCGACCTCGACGGCATCACGGTGACCATGCAGGTCATCGCCGACGCCGAGCGCCGCATGTGGGGTGCCCAGATGCAAGGCCAATGGCAGGCGGTGCGGGATGCGCGCGTGAAGGGCGACCCAGTGGCCTCTCAAGCGGCTCTCAACGAGATCGACCGCATCGGCGAACGCATGGTTGCCGCTGTTGTTGTCGAGATCGGCGGCGTCGAAGGGCTCAAGCCGACCGTGGCCGAGTCCATCCCCGGTCTGGCCCAGGTGGGTCTGACTGGTCCGCTGTTCCAGGCCGCGCGCTACTTTCTGGAGCTTCCTGCGGGAAAAGCCGTGCGCTGTGGGCTGCAACCGCTGTCGACCTGACGCGGTTCGACTGTGACGACTGCCCATCGTCACGGCGCACACAGCAGGGATGCACCTCCGACGGGCAGATGGTGTTTTTTGCGAAGACCGAGCACGAAACAAAGCGATGCCCACGACGTCACATTAGGGACAACCCCGACGTCACAACGGCGCTCGCCATCTGGCGTGCGTGCGACGGCAAGCCGGGCGTGGACGCTCTGCGGACTCTCTCGACACATGCGATCGACGCGCTGGCAGTGATTGACGCCGGGCGGGCTGCAAAGAGCGAGAGCGACGCGGCACGCGATAGAGCAACGAGTAGGGCGGAAGAAGCCGCACAACCACGAGGCCGACGATGACCCAGCAAGTGCAGTACATCGTTGACCTGAAGGGCGCTCAAGAGGCGCAACGGGAGTTGGATAAGATCGGCAAGAGCATGGACAACGGCGCCGCGTCAGCCGTGAAACTCGGCACCCAACTGGACCGCGTCGAGGAACACACCACGCGCGCCGCTGGCGGTACCCGCAACATGGGGCAGGCGGCACTTGAAGCGTCGCGCGGGCTTGAGGATCTGCAGTACGGGATCGGCGGCGTCGTCAACAACATCCCATCGCTGGTGATGGCGTTGGGAGGTGGTGCTGGTTTGACGGCGGCGATCTCGCTGGCCGCTGTCGGGCTCAATCAGGTCTACAAGAACTTCGTCGCCATCCCCGACGCTGCCGACACCGCAACCAAGACGGCAAAGACCTACGTCGACGACCTCAAGACGGAGATTATCGACCTCGGCAAAGAGATCCGCACGCTGCAAGTCGGCGCGACAAAGGTTGCAGCCGAGGAGCAGTCCAAGCGCATCAAACTGGCGATGGCTGAGGCAAAGAGCGCGGTCGACGCCATCGGAGGCAAGGACCGTCTCGAAAACCTCCTGACGCTGACGGGCGGCGATGCGGCGAAGCTGGAAAGCCGCTTCAGTTACATGCAACGGTCCATCGTGGAGCGGTCACAAAAGCCGTTCGTCTCTGAAGAGGGCTTCAAGGCGGCGATCGCCGCTCAAGAGAAGTTCGACCTTGAGGCGCGGCGCATGGCTGCCATGCAACTGGTGCAGCTTGAGAAGGAAGACAAGGCGGCGCGGGAGGAATCCGCCAAGCGTCGGACCAAGTCCAGTGAAGACATCAACGCCGAGGCCGAGGTCCGCGCCCTCATCGCGCAACAGGAGCACCAAGACGAGTTGATCGCCAAGAACGAAGCCGCCTACGAGTCGATGGTCGAGAAAGAGATCAACGCCCTCGCCGACCGCGACCAGAAGATCAGCGACCAAGCGTCAAAGGCGTTCAAGCAGCAAGAGGCCGACCGTCTCAAGGCCCAGAAGGCCGCCGACCGCGCACGGGAAACCCAGAACAAAAAGACCCTCGACGCCATCGCAAAAGCCGAACGCAAGCACGCCGAGGATCAGGCCCAGATGGCGACCCAAGCCGTGGGCATCGTCGCGGGCGCGTCGACCCAGCTTGTCAGCGACATGATCAGCGGGCAGGAGCACGCCCTTGAGCGGTTCGGCCTCTCCATCATGGCGCAAGCCGGTCAAGCCCTCGTGTCCTACGGTATCCAAGCCATCGGGCGTGGTGTGCTTGAGGCGTCGTCCCCGCTGACGGCCCCGTTGGCCCCGGCGTCCTTTGCCGCTGGCGCTGGTCTCGTGACGGCTGGTGTGGGGCTCGGTGGCGTGGCTGGCGGTCTTGGGAGCCTGATGGGCTCCGCTGGTGGGGATGGCGAGTCCAAGCGCACCACGCGCGATCCTGGTGCTTCTCCTCGTCGTGGCACCGGCACATCACCCGGTGGCCCTGTCGTGCTGAACCTGACATACGGTGCTGCCGGTCCTCTCCCCGAAGACACGGCGCGGCTCATCTCCCGTGAGCTCCGCACTGGCGCAAAGAGGGCAGGTCGATGAGCTACCCCGTTTTTCTTGGCGCCGTCGTCGTTGTCACCAGCTCCAACGACGTGATCCGCTGGCGTGAGAACGCCACCACGTTCTCCGCAACGTTGGCTGCGGGGACCTATTTCCTGCGAGGTGACGGCACGGCCAATGACCTCTGTCTCGCCATCAAGACTGCGATTGAGTCGGGTGCCAGCCTCAACACCTACAGCGTCACGGTTGCGCGTTCGCTCACCCCATCAGTGAGCAACACCCTGATCACCATCACCCGCCTGACGGGTGCCGACACGTTCGGACTGGTGTCGACCTCGTCGACGTTTGACCTCGCCTTGATCGGGTTCACTGGCTCCACGGCCAACGACGCCACGGCCAAGACCTCGGTACGCTCGTGCGCAGCATCGTGGGCCTCAAACGACGCCTACCAGCGGCTCAAGCCCTTCTCGTCGACGCCTGCTGTCGTGGCCAAGGTCGCCAGCGGGCGTGTGTCTGGCGTCACCAGGGGCAGCCGTCAGCAGTCCTGGCGGGTGGCCCTCGGGTTCGTCCACGAGAGCCGCTGCAACGTGGTGGACGGTCTCACGGCTGCGGCGGACACCCTCGAGGGATTCATTGAGCGTTTCGGCGCTGGCGCCCTCGTCGAGATGCACGAGACGACCAACACCGGTGCCGTCGTCGATGCGGTGACGGCCTCGACACTCAAGGCGCGATGCCATTTCTCTGAAGAGTCCATCACCGAGTGGGACCCGCAGCAGATCGGCGACGCTGTCCCCCTCTATGATGTGGCGTTGGTCATGCACTCGGAGGCCGTGTGACTCTGTTTGACGACCTCGCCCGCCTCGACGCCAAGCGGGATCTCACGTTGGCCCTGTTCATCGAGGGCGTGCCGTTCGTCTTCGTGGAGCGGTCGGTCCCCGTCTCGTTTGGCAGCATCGCCAACCACACCCAGATCGTGTGCATTGAACGTCTGGAGCAAGGCGACGCCGTCCTTGACATGGAGGAACGCCGGGAGGTTGCCGCGACCTTGTCGGTCGACCTCTTGGACACGGCGACGCTTGAACTTCAGGCGCTGTTCGCGGCCAACTCGCGGCGTTCCTCGTGGGTGGCGTCTGACGTCCCCGTCGCGACGACGACTATCCCCCTCGACAGCACGGCAGGTCTGACCGCTGGCGACACCATCTATGTGGGTGCGGAATCAATCAAGATCGGCACCGTGGCCAGCGCAACGAGCCTCACCGGCTGCACCCGTGGTGCCCATGACTCCAAAGCGGCGGCGCTGACCGGCTCCGACACGGCGGACGGCGACGGCGACAGCGTCTACACCACCCCGCCGTCATGGCAGGGGCGGCGTGCATTTCTTTACGGCTACACGGCGACGTCACAGCAGCGGCTCGGGGTGTTCGTCATCGACGAATCGCCACAACACGGCGGCGATCGTCGTTGGCGCCTGCAGTGCGCTGGCATCGCTCAGGAGTTCTTCGAGCGTCCGCTGGGCTTTGGGCTTCCTGTGGTGCCCGTGGCTTGGGGTCGGGCGTCGTCGGCGGTGACTGCCGGGCGGCGTGTCGAAACGTTCACCTGTGACCATCTGACGGCGTTTCGTGAGGCTGTCTCATTCCCGACCTACGTTGCCCTCCGGTCGGCGGCGGGCTCCACGGGCATCTATGAGATCGCCGACCACGACAGCGGGACCGGAATCCTCAAGGTCTACTTCGAACAGGCCCTATTCGGGTCGCAGCGGTTCGCGCTTGACCTCGTCGTGACGGCGCAACAAATCGGGCTCGTGACGGGTGGCGGCACGCCGTACAGCCTGCTGAACCTCATGCTCTCCCGCGAGGGTCAGGCGGCGGTGTCGACGTATGACCGACTGCCGGGTCGGCTCCCGTCGTCGTTTGCGGACCCCGGTTGGAGCCTTGGCGCGGGCATGGTCGAGGCTGACGTCGACGTCGCCGCATTCACTGGCGGGACCATCAACGCGCCATCCATGACGCACATCATCGACGGCGAGGCCAAGCTGTCGGACGCCATCCGCGAGTTTTGTTGGCTGTCAAACTGTGCAGTCGTGACGACGTCAGAAGGCGTGCTGACGCTGGTCAATCTCAGCGACTCGCGCACGGGGACGACGTCGATCACCGACAGTCACCTGATGCCAGACAGCCGCGTCGAGGTCATCAGCGACGAGGGCACCATCTACCCTTACGCCACGGTGCGGCTTGGCTACTCGCCAATCACGGCGGACTACACGGCCGAGATCAACCTCGTGGATACCGACCTCGCCCGTCGGTACCCGAGGATGCCCAACCGCAAGACGCTGGAGTTCAGGTCCATCGGGTGCCTTGAGGCCCGCCGCATTGGCAGCGGTGACCCATTCATTCACCCGAGCAATCAGGGTTTGGGTGAGCAGGCGAGCAACCTCGTCAAGTTGTTGCGGGGCGCTGGCGGGGGGCAGGCATCACGGCGAATCGTCATCGATGTGACGCTTGAACTTCTGGCCCTTGGCCTTGGCGACCTCGTGAGCCTCAGCGGCTTGCCAGAGGCGTTCTCGGAGTTGCCCGACATGCGGGGCGCCACCATCGAAGGCGTGACCTGCCGCATCGTGGGCCGTCGGCCAAACTATGACGAGGGCCGAATCACCCTCACCCTGCTGATGCTGGATCGCCTGCTCCACGTCTGCCCGGCTGCCGTCATCGACTCGCTGGCGGGCCTTGTGCTCACCCTGGCTACGACTACGCCAGAGGTCAGTGGGACGTCACCCGGCGACGATTTCTACGTCGGCTGCTTCGTCCGCATCGTCGATGTGAGCACGGGTAACCTATTCTTCACGACGGTATCTGCTGTTTCCTCGACGACGGTAACCGTCGCGGCGGTGCCCGTGATCGGTGTGGATGGGTGGGAGATTGACGACGACGTCGACTACATCGTTCTTGACCCATACAATAGCGCAGACGGAACCACAGCCAGTGGCTACAGCCTGATCGAGATGGCGACCCTGACGGATGACACCGGCGTCTCCACGGTCTATGCTTCCGTCGACAACCAACCACGGTGGCGCTGATATGGCTCTCGTCGACAAACGCGCGCTCCAAGTCGCAGCCCTTGAGGTGATGCTAGTCCGGTCGATTGATGACCGGCTTGTTGACGTTGAGGTTGCTGTCGATGCCCTCGGGGCACCGGGTGGCATCAGCGACGGCGACAAGGGCGACGTGACGGTCAGCGGCACCGGCACCGTGTGGACCATCGACGCGGGCGCGGTGACGACGGCCAAGATGGCGACGACGGCGGTCACGCCCGGCAGCTACACGTCGGCCAACATCACTGTCGACGCGGCTGGACGGGTCACGGCGGCGGCGAACGGTTCGGGCGGTGGTCTCACACAAGCACAGGTCATGGCGAGGGGTGTCTGATGTCCTTGGTATTGAACAGCGTCGACGTCGAGATTCAGATCAAACTTGGCGAGGGTGTTTCGACCCTTGAGCCGGACTTTCTCGCCAGCTTCCGCGACTTCGACACCACCACATTTGTAGCCGGGTTCGCTCGCGGGTTGGTGTCGTCGACGTCGTTTACCACGGCGGTGCCGAACCCATCGGCGACGATCAACCGCGTGATTGACGAGGTGACGATCGTGAACCTCGACGTCATCACCCACACGTTCACGGTGGCCCACGTCGACACGGCGCTGGCCGAGACGGTCGTGATCTACAAATGCACGCTCGGGGTTGGCGAGTCGGTGCAGTACATGAACGGCAGCGGCTGGCAAAAGTTCAACAGCGCGGGGACGCCTGTCACGTCTGGCACCACCAATGCCGTCGATGTCCAGACTTTCACGTCTGCGGGTGCTGGCACTTGGACCAAGCCGACCAGCTTCACCCCGACCATGGTTCGCGTGGTCTTGTTCGGCGGCGGTGGCGGCGGTGGCGGTGGCGCTTCACAGACTGGCGCTGTGGTCCGCACGGGTGGCACAGGCGGTGGCGGCGGGGCTCGCCTTGAAACCACCTTCAGGGCTGCTGACCTTGGCAGCACGGAGCCGCTGACGGTCGGCGCTGCGGGCACGGCAGGCGGTGCGGGCGCATCGGGCGCTGACGGCACGTCGGGCGGTGCTGGTGGCACCACGACATTCTCCAGCGGCAACAACCTGCGGTCAGCCTTCGGCGGTGGTGCGGGGATGCTGGGAGACAACGCCGCGTCAGCCGCTTCTGGCGGCGCTGGCGGCGGTCTCTCGGCTGTTGGCGGAAACGGCGCCGTTGGTGCTGCGACTGGCGGCGGACCGGGCGCCCCGGCGACACCCAACGGCGGATGCGGCGCGAACAGCCTCGCCACGGCGGGATCGCCGGTCTGTGCCGAGTACGGCGGCGGCGCGGGCGGTGGGCACACCAACATCCCGGCCAACGGTCTTGGTGGCTCATCCCACTTCGGTGGTGGCGGCGGGGGCTGTGGCGGCGGGGCCACCGTGACCCCGGGCCTCATCAACGCCACGGCGGGCGGCGGCCACATCGTCACGGCTGGCACCGGTGGCGCGGCTGGTGCCTCGGGCGCTGCCCCGACGGCGGGTACGGCAGGCGCCGCTGGCAACATCGACCACGGCGGATTCGGTGGGGGTGGCGGTGGACCGACCATCACGGCGAACACCACGGGCGGTGCTGGTGGCGCTGGTGGGTCCCATGGCGGTGGTGGTGGTGGCGGTGGCGTCGGCAGCAACACCGGGCTGGGTGGCGCTGGCGGTATCGGTGGCGTCGGTGCGGTCTATGTGATCTCATGGTGAAATAATGGCCCGTCTTGTCTCATCTGCGTTCACCGGCGTTCCACCCCGCGACGTCATCGCCGACGCCAGCATCTATCGGCGCACCATCGCACGCGCTCTCGCGGAGCTGGCCGAGATCAAAGACCGGTTGACCGGCGAGAACGCCAACGCCGTGACCATCAACCACACCGGCGGTGGGCGTGGGTGCCCCCTCGGGCTGTCCATCGCCAACCAGACGATGGATGCGCGTTTGGCCCTCGTGGACACCGGAGCCGCCCTTGACGCTGATCACTACATCATCGCTGTGCCGGTATTCGTCGCCGAGGGCGAGGGGCAGGCGTGGACGCTTGAGGTTGACGTCACCGATGGCCCGCCTCGGGTGGTCGGGACTGCTGTCGACGCGAACGTCTATGCCGAGGTGCGGGATTCGTCGTGGGCGCTGGACCTTGGCCCTGTCGCCGGGCGCAAGTCTGCGACGCCAACCGCTGGCCGACCCATCAACGACGGGTCCGCTCCCCCGCGCGTGATCAGTGACGAGGTGCTGCCAACGTCGGTCGGCATGTCGACGTGGTCGTGGAACCTCACCCTCGGGCCGGGGCTGCAATACGTCCTTGTCACCCGCTACTGCTCGATCGAGGAACGCGACCCCACGGGTAAACTGTCGGGCTGGCGGCTGCATCCCGACCGCCGCTATGCGGAGCGCACCGGCGCGGACGTGGTGGCTCCGTCGGTCGTCGGAAACGAGTACCCCGCCGCGACGACGTTTGTCCCCGGCACATGGACCGAGTTTTGGGATTCTCAGGTCGAGGTCGAGGGCCCGCTTGACGGCTACGTCGTCAGCCGTGCGAACCGGAACATCAACACGCTGTGGGAGTGGATGACCGGCGACAAGGTCGACGGCAACGCCACGATCACGGTCACGACGACGCGCGACAATGACCGGGTCTCATTCGCTGCCGAGCCCCAGCTTGACCTGCCCATCGCGTGCCTCGCCCTTGGTGGCGCGGTTGCCGCTGGTGGCAAGCCTCCGATCAGTCCCATGACGGCGGCACCGACAGAGGGTCTTCTCTATTGGTGCCGCTACCCAACGACGCACCCCGACGTGGCCTCGCCGTCCATCGTGGCGCGGGCGTCGTTGCAGATGCCGTCTTTCGATGACGTAACGTCGTCGCTCAAGTGCACCGTGCTGGTGCAGGCGCCCAACGTTGACAGCCTCACCAGCTGGCGTCTCACGGTAACCGGGTCAGCTGCCGTGGCGTTCGTCCAGTTGGGGACGTCGGACTACTATGCGGCGACCGCCGTCGCGATCCCGTTCGTGGCGTCTACCATCGTCGACCACACCGTGACGCTGCATCACACGTCTGCGGGCGCTCTCTCGGCTGAGTTGCTGGTCCTTGGCGCCATGTTCTACTTCGAGGCCCCCTGATGCTCACCCGCTTTATCTCGCGCAAGAGCCTGAGAGCCAACGAGGCCCGGTCCTTGTCGCCAGCGGTGGCCGATCGGCTGGCTGAGTCGATCGTGGGGCGTGCTCGCCTGCTCTGGGAGTTGGCCACGGGTGAGAGCCCCATCGCCGACGGCGGCGGGAGCGCACGCAACCCACAAGGCGTGCTCGGCATCGACCGTTCAGGCCCGCCATGGGGCGACGCGCACACACACCCGCTGTGGACCTATGAGGCAGACGCGGGGCTGTCGGCTGTCGTCTACGGTACCCAGCAACCGTGGATCTCGCTGACGACGCTCGGACAGGTGGAGCGCCGCAGCGTCCTCATCAACGTGCGCCCGTTTGAGCAACGCACCCTGGCCCCCTACAGCCGGGGCATCCTCACCCTGCGGGCACTGCGCATCGGCGGCGCTGGCACGGCGACCGCCACGATCCGTTGCTTCGCTGGCGGCGACTTGGCCGCTAGCACAACAGGAGCCATCAGCGCAACGTCAAACACGGCCCTGCAATCGAGCACGTCGGCACCGTGGGTGGGGCTTGCTCCCGGCCCTGTCCCATTCACGTTTGAAGTCGAGTTGACGTCGACAACCGGCATGGAGATTTGGGGCGCTGCCCTCAGTCAAACGGCACGGCGCAGCCACTAGCTTGCAGAAGTGGTTATGTAGGTGGTAGGCTGGTCGCATGACCACGCAATCCGCCGACACTGGCGCGTCAACCGATGGCGCCACCCCTCCCGCCGCTGCTCCCGCTCCCTCACCGGAGGCGGTGAAACTGGCTGCGCTTGAGGCGCAGATTGCCAGCGCCAAGGCTGCCGACCGCGACGCCAAGAAAGCCGCGCAGGCTGACGCCGAGAAGACCGGCGAACTTGCGAAGGCCCTCGAAATGGCCAAGGCCCGCGTGGCCGAACTTGAGGCCAAAGAGCCTCTCGCCGCCAAGTGGATGGCGTTTGAGGTCAGCGAAACCAAGCGCCTCGACGACGAGGTCGCCACGCTGCCTGACGCCGTCAAAGCGCTGTACGCGCGACAGGCTGACCTTGAGAGCAAGCGGGACTTGCTCGCTGCCTTCCGTGTGGCCCCTGCCGCTGGTGCCAAGACGGCGCCCGCCGCTGGCACTGGTACCCCCGCCGCAACGAGCGGGATCGACTTCGCCGCTGCTTTCGCTGACCCGACGGGTCAGGCGTGGGCAAAGGCCCGAGCCGCTGACCCCAAGGGCGCAGACGCCTTTGTGTCTGGTGCTCGCAACCCGGCCACCGCCTCCACGGGCTGGCCGTTCCTGGGTGCGACCACGCGCCCGGCGTCGTGACCACCTCACAAGGATCTTGAATCATGGGTATCACCACCTCGACCACAGTCTCTGTCCACCTTCTCACCGAGGCCCTTGGGCCTGCGGCGCTTGAGCCTCTGCGCGGCAAGCGGATCATGCCGAGCCTCGTCAACTTCAAGGACATCAGCGGCCTTGGGACCAAGGTCCGCAAGATCAGCAAGCACGCCGCGATCGCTGACGCCGTCAACGATACCGAGGCCTCCTCGGCTCCTGCGCCTTCCTCGCTGTCGATGTCGTCGATCTCCTGCACGCCGACCACGCGCGTGGCCAGCGTCGAGGTCACCACCGATGCGCTGGAGCTCTACGCTCCCGGCATGACCCGCGAGTCCGTGCTCGGCGCCATCGCCAGCAACAACGTGGCGTCCATGCCCTTGATCCGCCACATCATGAATCAGATCCTCGAGGCCCACATGGGCACCTTGGAAACGGAACTGTTCGCGCTGTTCTCCGGCCTGTCGGAGTCCAGCGGCACCGGTAACCCCGCGCTGTCGTTCGACATCCTCTTGGACTCCCTGTCCAAGATCATGGACAACAACATCGCCAGCGAAAACCTCGCCTACGTCATCGACGAGAACGGCATGAAGGACCTGCGAGCCCTGGCGGCTGGCGGCACCGGCGCTGCTTTGAGCACGATCTTCAGCGGCAACGCCACTGACATGTCGTGGTTCAACCACCGCCCCGACGTCCTCAAGACCGGCGTGCGTGGTGCCTTCGCTGGCATCCCGCTGATCGCTGGCGACAAGGCCAAGATGGTGACCGCCACCAACGACCGCGTTGGCGCTCTCATCGTCGTTGGCAGCGGCGCTGTCGACGCTCCCGGCGCCGTGCGCGGGTTCGCCGAGCTGGTCGCCCGCTACGCCCCTTCGCTTGAGTTCGTCCGTGACCCGCTCACCGACACGCTGACCGCCATCGGTCGCTCGTGCTGGGGCAGCGTGGAGCACACCGACGAGCACGGCGTCAAGCTCATCTACGACCTCGACTGATGACCTCGACGAGCCCGCCATGTCGGCGGGCTCGTTTCCTTCCACTGCCTCGGAGTGCAGATGCGTCGCGCCGTTACCGTTCTCTCCCTCAAAGACGACCACAGCTACGACTTCCAAGACCACGGCGTCGACCGCGACGGACAGGCGCACCCGCAGCGCCAATCCCTCATCCGCAACCTTGGCAAGCGGTGCAAGGATACCGGGATGCCGATCTTTCGCGTCACCGGCGTCAGCGAGTGGAAGCTGTTTGGCAGCGAGGTGCTGCCGACGTCCGACGAGTTCGCGCTGTTCGATGAGAACTATCTCGGCGAGGGCTCGCGCCCCAATGACAAGTGGATGGCCAAGCGCAAAGAGAACATCGCCAAGCAGGTGGCCTCTCTCAACGAGGCCAAGCGCGACATGGAACGGCGCCAGAACATCCACCTTGCCGACCAAATCGGCGCGCTCACCCAGTCGCTTGCCAAGGGCATGACGACGGAGAAGGCAGCCAAATGAGCAAAGACATCAAGCCCGCCACCGTCGACAAGATGGCGGAAGCCATCAAGAAGTCGAACCCCACCCTGTCCTCGGAGAAGGCACGCGCCATCGCGCGTGAGTCCGCCGAGCGTATTGCCCGCAACAACAAACGCTGAGGTATCTCCATGTCCCGTTCCGCTTTCAATACTGGTGGTTGCCCCATCACCTTCCTCGCCAAGATCAACGACGGCACCGGCTCCACCGTGACCGTCGCCGCCGCTGCCACCCCCCAGGCCATCCTCGACGCCACCCTGTTCGTGCAGGACACCAACACCTCCAACGGCGGGCTGACCTTCAGCGGTACCACGGGCAAGGTCACCGTGGCCACCGTCGCCGGTCTCGGCAAGTACGAGGTTCTGGCTTGCGCTGGTGACGTCATCGGCACCAACGCTGCCGTGATGGACGTCGAGATCGTCGCCGTCAGCGGTGGCGCCGCTGCCGCGCAGAAGGGGATCGGCGCCCGCAAGACCGAACCCGCCACCGCCACGCGCGTTGGCATGGCTCCCGCCCTCGCCATCGTCGATCTGTCCGCCGTCGGTGACACCGTCGAGGCCCAGTTGCGCGTCGGCACCAACGGTCACGCGGGCGTGTTCCGTGATTTCGCGTTGTTCCTCCGCAAGATCGGCGAGGTCTGAACCATGCGGCTCCCCATTCTCGTCGTTGTTCTCGCCCTCGTCGTGAGTGGGGGCCTGTTCGCCTTCTCGCCCCTGCCTGTGGTCGCTGCCGTTCGTGACGGCGCCACGGCGGTGGGTCCGTCCTACCCGCTGTTTGGTCGCATCACCTGCAACACCACAGCGGGCGGGGTGGAGATCAAGCCCACGGGCTCGCACAATCTGGTGAGCTACGAGTGCATTTCTCGTGGCGCCATCGCCGTTGGCAACGTCGACGGCGTCGGCGGGGCTCTCACGTTCGCCAACGGCTTTGTCTTGGCCAACGGCGACCGCATCGGCGCCAACGTGAAGACCCCCGAACGCTGCATCTCGGCGGGCTCGGTGGTTCTTGAGTGCCGCTTCTTGGTGGCCGAATGAGCGCGCTTGCTCGGGTCCTTTTGTTGGCGGGCGTCCTTGTGGCGCCCGCCTCTTTTGCGCAGATCCTCGGCAACCAGACGGGAATCATGGGAGGCGAATCTGGGTTCTTCGATCCTGGCGTTCGCGCACCCCTCTCCATCGCCGCCCTTCCCTACGCCCGCACGGTCACCTGTACCGGCGCGATCACGCTCACCGGCACGGCGACGGGCGCGGGCGCGGTGTCGTGGGCAGCGTCGCCTGACGGGGCATCTGGCGCATGCACGGGTACCACGTCGTGGTCGTGTGACGTTGCCGTGAGCCCAAACGCGGCAGGTGAGGGCGTGGAGACGATTACGGTGTCTCAGTCGGGTGGCGGGTCGTCGACGGTTGACGTGGGGTTCTACGTCGCTGGGGCGCATAGCTGCTTCTTGGCGCAGAGCGTCGACGGCACCTACAACAGCACGCTGATCGACGCTGACGCCGTGGCGACGTGGGTCAATCTCGGCTCGTCGGCGCTGAACGTGACGCAGGCGACGGGAAGCGCGCAGCCGTCGTTGAGGACGTCGGTAGTTGGCGGGCAGCCGGTGGTGCGGTGTGATGGGTCTGACCATCTCGCGGCATCACTTGCGGCTGATTGGTCATTCGTCAGCGACGGAACCGGCGCGACGATCGACAGCATCTCTTTGACGTCGTCGACGTCGTTGGCCAGCGTAGTGTCGACATCGACCAGCGGCAGCAATGCCGGTCTGCGGCACCAGCGAGGCACGACGTTTTCGGCGCGGTATTTCTTCGCCGACGGTGCGGTGGCGACGTCGGTGTCCAGCGGAAACAACACGGCACCGACCGGCACCTTTGTCTCGATTCTGTCGACGGCAGCACTCGCCGATACGCCAGACCTGACGCTCTATATCAACAATGCCAGCGTGGGGACGCCTGTCGACGCGCCATCGTTTCCGGTTGCCCCATCTCAACCGCTTGTCCTCTGTGCTCGGTCGGCGGCGACTGCCGAACCTCTCACCGGCGACGTCACCAAGGTGCTGATCTACGCCTCGTCTCTCACCTCAACACAACGCGGCATCAACCTCGCCGTCGACGAGTGGGCTCTCGGTGGTACGCTGCCCGTCACGCCATGAGATACCTACTCCCTCTGCTCCTCCTCGTCGGCTGCGACCGCTACCTCTGTGACGACGTCGAGGCTGCCGAGCAAGGTGGCGACATCGTGCGGGAGGTCTACGGCTGGACCGGGCGCGTCGACGTCATCTGCAAGGACCTCGACCGCGCCAACGACACATGCCGCACCGACAGCCCGACACTTGAGGGATGCGCGCCGTTCCCCGGCAGGGCCATCGTCGTCGAGGGGCGCGATACTTGCCGCGTCGTCGTCCACGAGGGCGCCCACTGGCTGGACCCGTCTTGTGGGCATGATGCACCTTGCTGGCCTGCTGACCTTGAAACCGAGGGCAAGTCCCTCTGTGGTGACCCTTGACCCGTACCTACCTCGCCGCCCTCGGTCTCACCCTGGCCACCGTCGTGGTCATCGCCCTCTCACCAGAAGCCCCGCCGCTCGACGACACCCGCCGGACCGAGTCTCTGGTCGTCTGCGTCCCCGTCGCCGATGCCGTGGCGTTCTGGGCCTCGTGGGGTGCGTGGTTCTGCGGTTCTGACCAGCCCTGCCTCGCCGCCAACGCCATCGAGCAAGGCGTGCCGATGTGTCTCGACGGTGCCCCTGCAGGGTGGGTGCTGCGGATGCCTGCCACGCTTTTCGATGCCGACCGGGCTCACCGGGAGGTCGACGGCGCCGTCTGGGGTGAGCCCGAGGCGCTGGGCTGGTCAGCGTGTCCGGAGTAGGGTAGGGTCGGACACCCCTGCAGCGGCTAGCAGCCCTTTTGGAGCCCACATCATGCCCGACCTTCTGCTTTCTCTCGCCTCGCCTTCGTCGTTGCAGTCGATGCTGGTGGTTCTCTTGGCGCTCTTCGCCAAGGACTTCATCGTCGGTGCCCTCCGTCGGGTGGCCAAGCGATTCCTCACCGACAAGGACCCGAAAAACGACGTCATCGGCGAGGCCCTTGACCAAGCCGCCGACTCCATCGAGCGCGTTGCCGCCAAGAAGTCCAAGTGACCATCGAAACAGCCGTGAACCTTCTCGCCCTCGGGGTCGCCTTGCTCGCTGCAGGGCGCCTCGCCTTCGTCACGGAGGAACGCGTAGAGCGCGTGCGCAGCGACGTCGAGAAACTCAACCTCAGTGCCGCTGAGTTCAATGGTCCCGCCCGCGCCAAGCACGTGGAGCTCATGGGCAGGGTCGACGCCATCGAAAAGCAGGCGCTCAAGTTCGCCACCACGGAAGCCGTCGCTGCCGTCGGGGCCAGGGTTGATGCGGGCTTCAAGCACCTCGAGGACTTGATCAAGTCGGAGCGGCGCGATCGGCACGGCAGCAACCGAGACGACGTTTGACCGCCTTCCGCGTCTGCTACTCTGACGGTCCGCCGCGCGTCGTCATGGCGCATGACATCACGGAGGCACTCCGGTTGGGGCGCCTCTTTTCGGCTTCTGTGATTCGGGTGGTGACGCGTGTCTGACGACCTCCACGGCTGGCCCATTCCCGCCAAGATCATGGCGCAGCGCAACTACCCACAGCCCTACGGTCATGGCGGCAAGACGATCGGCCAATGGGGCTGCACGGCTGCAAGTCTCGCCGAAGGCCAGCGCCTCGCCGGTATCAGGGCTGGTGCAACGCCTCACACGGTCTGTGAGCGCGCATCGACGTGGCTCCCGCCCGTGTGGGCTACCGGCTCGTCTCTGGCCGTCCTGCCTCACCTGGCGGCGTCTGCGGGGTTCACGGTCAGCCCGGCGTTCACCGTCGGCAAAGGCGGGCTCTCAGCGGCGCAAGCGAGTCTCAAGATCTGTGACGCCATCGACGGCATGGGCCTTTCCCCAAGGAGGGGATTCGGATGGCTCCAAGTCGACAAGGACGCCGATGGCGTGGGCGACCATTGGGTGCTGGCCATCGCCTACGATGCCGATTGGATCTACTGCACGGACAGCGCACCCGCGAAGATAACGCCGCTGAACCGCAAGACCTTGCGGGGCCTTGCGGTCTGGGGGTCTGCGGAGAAGACCTATCAGGTCACGCGGGGCTATTTGCTGGAGGTGTGAGTCTGGCGGATTCTCTCAATCTCGCCCGCTCTTCCTGCTTGTACTCCCGCGTCCGCTGGCGCTCACATTGCACGCTGTAGCAGGAGTCTCGCTCTGACGTGTGCAGCGTGACGTCGCCGCACCACTTGCAGACGCAGGCGATGGGCTCTTTTTTGCGGTGTTCCCGATACGCCGCTTGCTTGGCGATCACGCACGGTGGCGCGCTGCAGTATCGCCCATTTCGCTGGACCTCTGTCCCGCACTCGATGCACCTCGGCAGCGGACCCGGCTTGGCCCTCGACGGCTGCGGGACCTTGGTGCGATATCCGGCCTTCTTCGCCGCCATGCATGGTTTCGCGGAGCAGTAGTTTCCGTCGGTGCGGATGGCTGTCCCACACTCAGCGCACGCCTTCGATTTTGCAAGAGGCCGCGCCTTCCTCGCTACCCGCTGGCAGGCAACATCCCGGCAGTACCGTCCACCGCGCGCCACTGCGATCCCGCATACAGTGCAGGACGTTGGTTTGGGGTATGGCTTGGCGCTGGACCGCTGTTGGCTGTCTCGTCGGTCGGCACCGGGTGACGCCAGCACCCGGCCAGGACACATGCTGCACGGGCGGAGGTTCTCGTCGACGCAGTTTGTCCCCGCGTCGGCGCCGCAGTCGCCGCAGTAGGCGTAGGCGGTAATGGGGGTGCGTGGTGTCGGGATGCGGACGGGGTCCGGGCGTGGTTGCTGTGAGTGGCGCAGGATCATGACTGCACCCGGTACTGGTACCGAGGCCCAAGGACCCGGGCGGCGCACAGCATCTTCGGTTTGCCCTTGGCGTCAACGCAGGGCTCGCCAGCGTCGGCGAGACAGTCACGGCAGTAGGCGTAGGCCGATGCTGGCGTGCGGGGAATGCTCGGGCGGGTGTGATGCGAGCGGGGGTGTTGGGTCATGGGGTGGCCCCGTGGATCGGCATGGCGTTCAGTTGGCGCTTCACGTCTTCGATTTCGTACTCTGTCCTGCGCATCTCCCACGGTCCACGGTCGATGCCTTGCGCCTCGTAGTAGACGGCGACGTCGGGGTTGATGACGCCTTCGGGCATGTCCTTCCGCATCCACGCGATCCACTGCCCATTCTCGTCGTGGAAGCAAGGGCGCTTGACCGTGACCGTGGACGGCAGACCGGCGGGCAGCGGCGGGTCACCGACGGCCACGCAGGTGATGGCGCAGCGACGTGGCCCCATCATGTGCGCGATCAGTTCTTCGGCGAGACACGTCATTGGCTCGTGAATGTGCACCATGACGGGGCGCATCGTCAGCGTCAGCGTCTTGAAGTTGTCGATGACCGCTTTGGCGATTTGCTCGCCGCGCACGTAGGCGGGCTCCCGTTCCATGATCGTACAGTGACGACGGAAGAGGACTTCAAGGCGCTGCGTCAGACGCTGCCGTTGTTGTTCTTGCTCGCTCACTCCCCACCTCCCACCAGTTTGCGCGCGCGGTCTGCCAGCGCGTCAGTGTCCAGCCACAGCGCCTCATGGTCAGAGACGGCGTGATGGGGGCTCGCCATATCGCGGTCTTTGTAGCCCTGCGTCATCGTCACAAGATCCCGCAAGATGGCCAGCGCCTTCTCCGCACGGGTCTTCCATTCGTCGCGCGCGGTATTGGACTCGCACGCCACTCCCCATGCTTTTTGAAAACGGGCCTCGGCATCATCCCGCTCGCTCGCCAGACACCACCGACCGGCGATGGGGGCGGCGGCTTCAAGGATGGCACCGGTTCGATGACGCACGCACTTCCACCCGTTGAAATGCGGCGAAGCGTCGGCGTAGCACTCGATGCAGGCATAGTCGGTCTGCTCCCACCCGTCCTCTGCTTTGCGCTTCATGGCGACGATGTGCAGCCGCATCTCCGCCACCATCTGCTGGGCGGCGTCGCGGTCGGCGGTCATCTTGACGAGGTCGGCTTCGGCTTCCGTGTGGGCGTTGTTGGCTGCTTCCAGATGGTCCCGCGCGATGGCGAGGTCATGCAATGCGGCGTCGCGCTCGCCCTCGACAAAGAGCCGGTCGGCGACAGCGTCGGCCATCGCCCGCGCATGCGCTGGGTCAAGCCGCTCCCTCGCCAGCGCCTCCGCTGCGTCTCGCTGGATGGTGAGGGAGGCGAGTTGGTCGCGGAGGGCGGGCGCTTCGGCGGCGGCTTTGGCGCGTTGGTCTTCGGCGGACCACTTCGCCTCCCACCGTGCCGTCGTCTCGTCACGGCGTGCCTTGAGTCGCGCATCCTTCGCAGCGACAGCGTCGGGGTGGTGGTGGCCGCAGTAGCCATCTTTCTTGGCGCCGTGCTTGCACTGAACGTCACGCTTGAACCAGCGTTTACCCGTCCGAATCATCTGCTTGCACTTCACTTTCTCGTCACCCATCACACACCACCCTTGTCAAAGTCGGCCAGGAAATCGATCACACGCACGTCATAGGCGTGCTCTCGCAGGAGAGCGACGGCGCGGGCGAGGAGGTCGGACGCAGGCGGGGCAGCGCGGCGGACGAGGGTTTGGTATTCGGCATCGTAGTAGATGCCGCCGTTTAGGATCGGTTCTCCATCCTCGGCGAGGCCAGTCACACGCGCATTGTCCCCGCTGCCATTCGTCACCACATCCCCCATCATCGGCACCTCGCCGCTGTCGTAGCGTGGGCGGGGGTCGGGTTCGGGTTCGGGAGGTGGCGCGCTTGGATGCACGGCGCAAGCGCCAGACAACTCCGCGCACATGCACGCGTCCTTGACTGGCGGAGACACATCACCCGGCACGGCGTCGAAGGCGGCGAGGGCGGCACCAAGCGGCCCCCAATCCTCCTCTCCACCGGTGCACGCCAGCACGACTCGCACCTCGTCAACCAGCCCGTCCGCCAGCTTCAGCCGCTCCTTCAACGCCTCGCATTGGATGCCGAGGGCGAACAGTTCGGACTCGGCTTTGTCGGCGCGGGCTTCAAAGACCTCGCGGGCAACACGCTGGCCGTCGGCGAAGATCTTGCTGTTGCGGGCGCGGTCTTCCGCGTCTTCAAGTTTGCTCTGCAATTTCTCAATCTGGCTCATCGAATCTCCCCATTCAACTGGCGCAAAAGCGCGTTCTCGTGTCGCAGTCGGTCAATCTCGCTATGCATGGCGTGCCATCGGTCGAGTGGCACGCACACAACGTCGTATTCGGTGGAGTGCCACCAGCGCAGGAAGCGGGCGATCATCGTTCCAACCATTGGAAGATGCTGATCCCGACGACGCCAAGGCCAGCGAAGAAGGCGAGGATCGCGAACCGCACCGTAGCGCGCACCAGCACCGAATAGATGGCGGGCCATTGGCCATCGGCACGGACGGCGAGAAGACCCGTCAAAGACCCGCCGACCATGGCGGTCATCATCACGGCGAGGGCGAGGAAATAGACATCATGGACTTTCATCGCTTCACCACCACCCCAGACGCCTCATGCGCCCGGTCCAGGACCACGCCCATGCGGGCCTGAGTCGCAGCCAGGGAGGCGCGCACAGTGAACAGAATCCACGCCGACACCGTCATGCCAGCCTCACGAGCGGCGCTCTCAAATGCCGCCTTGTCGTCGATGCTGCACCGGGTCCACACCTGCACGGGTTTCGCCGTTGCAACGGGCGAGGGCCGACCGTAGCGCCTTGGAAGGCCCAACACGCAACGGTGCAGCTTCACGGTCTGCGGCGTGCATCCGAGGATCGCGGCCATCTCGACGTCGTTGGCGTTCGGGTGCTCGCGGAAAAGCGCGGGCCAGTCTGTGGCGATGCGGGTCATTCGTCACCGTCGCTTTTCTGGTTCTCGCGGTTGAGGGCCACGGCGTCGTGGATCTTGGCCTGCAGGGTCGAAGCCCAAGCGAGGATGGCCTTGGGTTCGATGAGCCCGCAAAGCGTCTCAATGTCGTCGCCAAAGTCGGTTGCGTCGATGGTCTCGCGCACTTCCTCATCAGTCGGCTCGTCGCGGTCGTCGGCGGGGTCAATCACGGTTCACTTCCTTCTTCTTTGGTCTTCGTCATGCTCATGGCCAAATCCAGGGCGCTCCACGCCTCGTCTCTGGTCAGGTCGGTGCGAGTGTTGCCGTCGATCGTGACGGTCCACACGTCGAGGGAGAGGCGTTCAGCGCTGATTTTCATCGGGCACCCCCTCGAAGAAGAACGCGACGCTGCGGCAAAACTCCTCGTCGCTGATCTCATCGCGCTCGTACTCGCGGGCGTCCATTTCGAGCATGTCGGGCGTGTTGTGGTCGTCGTGCATGGTGTCTCCCTTAGCCGAAAGCCCCGGCTGTCGGGGCTCGCGGGCTTGGTTGTGGGGTGGGAGGTCAGCGGGCATCCAGCGCAGCGTGCCAAGCCTTGCGGGCTTCGTTGCAGGCGGCTTCGGCAGCCTTCGCAGCACGGTAGGCGGCGTCGTCGAAGATGTTGTTGAGGCTGATGCTGTGCGCGGTACCGGAGGCGCTCCAAGCGAGGGCGTAAGCAGCGAAGGTCGTTTCGACGTTGTTCATTCTGTCTCCCTGTTGGCCTTGCGTGGCCACATCCACACTGTACGCACTGCCTGTCAGTGCGTCAAGTGTCGTGTTGGTGTTGGGGTCTAGCGCAGCAGGATGCGGCGCCACTAGAACAGATCCGGCGTGTAGCCCCGCGCAAAACGCTTGCGAGCGATCTCATGATGGGCCGGGAGCTCCTCCGACGTGATGCACCGACGGCCTTCTGATGCGGCGGCGAGGGCGGTTGTGCCCGAGCCACAGAACGGATCGACGATCAGATCACCGGGGCGGGAGTAGTCGCGGACGAGGGCGCGCATCCCGTGATGGTCCTTGGACCCCGTGACTCCGAGGTAGCCGTGCCCATGGCGTGGCGTGTTCACGAGGTACCAGCCCGGTCGGCTCCCCTGGTCCTGCTCATCCATGGTGCCCCGTGGGCGGGCGATCATGATGTGGTCGACCTGAGACGCGGGGCCGTCGCTGCAGAAGCGTGGCGGGGCACCTCGTTTGACCCAGATGACCGGCGCAAAAACGTACCAGCCTTGCGCCTCCCATGCGGCGGCGTGCCACTCGCGGCTGATGTGGTCGCCAAAGATGACCGCCCATCGCTTGGTCCGTGGCGCCCACGATTCGGCGAACGCGTGCGCATCCGCCAGCGTGATCGGGCGGTAGCCGATGTCTGTCGTTGCGGCGACCTCGTGCGACCCGTGGCTCATGTAGCCCTCGTCGGTGCGGGCACTATAGGGAGGGTCCGTCACAACCGCGTCACACGTCGTCACATCGGCCAGCGTGTCCTGCCAGCGGCCAAGGCGTAGGTCGATGGGGTTGGTCACTTGCGCACCCCGGCGACGCGTTGGACTTCTGCGACGGTGGTCTCCGTCGTGTGCCTCTCGGAAATGCACCAATGGTCGCCGTCATAGGTGCGCGTGTCGGGCGTGCACACACGGAACACCTTGGAGCGGTAGCCGATGAGGCTCACCACCATGCCATCCGCGAGGTCACTCTCGTCGAGAGTCGTCTCCTCTGGCACGTCGAGGGGCTCGACGACGGGGATGGCGTGAAAGCCGATGCAGTCGGCTTTGTGCATCACCAAGAGGGCGATCCCCATCGTCGGGGTCGTTGGCACGTCGCCGCACATGGGACACCAGTATTTTGTGGTCATCGTTCTTCGTCCTTCCAGAAGTTTTCCAAGCGCTTGCGGTGGTCTTCCTCGGGGTCAGGCCAGCACAGCACATTCAAAGCGATCAAGGCCAAGGCGCCGACGCCGATCAGGATGAGGGGGGTCATGGGGTCACCAGTTCGTCAGCAAAGCAGAGGAAACGACGACCGCGACCATCCCGCCAGATGTACCCGGTATCAACGGCGGCGGGCCGGTTGGTGACGCCGTTGACCTCGTCAAACCAGAGGTCGGTTGGCGGGATGACCCGTTCAATGGTGCCGACAGCCCCGCGACAGTCGACGACAACCGGCGTCTTGCGGACAAGGAGGTCGGTGCGAGGGCTCACGCCGTCACGCCGAAGGCTGGCCCGGATGGCGTCAGGGATTGCGAGGTAGTTCGTCGGCGTCCGCAGGCCAATGAACGTCGCTTGGCTTCCTTCGCGCTTCATGTGGTCACCGTGAGCAGGTGGTAGATGAGGACCGACACGAGGGTCATCGTGGCGGTGATCGTGAAGTTGGCGAGGTTTGGCCGATGCCACTTCGGCCCCTTCAACGCCACGGCGACCCACGCCATCATGCATTCCATCAAAACGATCGGGATGGCCGTAGCCAAGACTGCAAACAGGAAGTTCACTTCTGCCTCCGTAGTGGCTGCCGCGTCGGGACCATCCCGCGCGATGCCATGTGTTGGGTCATTTGATCCTCAGATGAGTGCCACGGGGGGCGAGACGCACACCGGGAAAAGGATCGACGGCGTCGGGCAACTTGGCCAGGATCGCATCACGCACCAGCACTGCCTCCCGCAAGCGGTCAGAATCGACCACAAGCGACGCGGGGACGATCCGCATGTACTCGGACGGCACAGCCTCGGGCTCGTACACGAGGGACTGCTTGCCGCCGTTGGCCTGCACTGCCACGACGCCGATGGGTGTGGTCACCTTGTCGAGACTTGCGGAGCGCATCACGCGGTGGACGATCTCACGGAGGGCCGACGCCTTGCGGGCACGGGCTGACGCCAGCGTCGCCAACCGGTCCGCCTCTGCCTTGGTCGCGGCGGCTTCGGCGTCGAGGGTCACGATCAGGGGCAGCGTGCGGGCCACCTTGTCGGCAAGGGTGCCGTCAAGGCCACCGAACCGCGCTTCAATGGCGGCGAAGTCTTCGGGTGTCTCGGCATCCTCGAGGGCTTGGCCAAGGGCGAGGTATTCAGACTGGATTTCGTGGAACTTCATGGGCACCCCTTGCCGATGGCATTTCGGGCAATGCGGACCATCGCCTGCGTCGTCGTGTTGGGCGATTGTGTCGATCCTGCAGTGAGGATCGCAGACCCGAAGGCGACATGCGCCAGAAGGTCAGCGATGCGCTCCAGCGCCTCGACTTGGCGGCGGGCGATGATCTCGGCTTCGGTCTCTTTGCTCGGTTCGGTCATTTCTTTGTCTCCCTGAGTTTCTTGAGGTCGATCGCGTCGTCGACCATGTCGTCTGACGTGTGGACGGTGTCTCTTTCGGCGCAGCGGGCGCACACCGGCGCCCATGTCGGGTAGTGGTCACAGATCATGCATGACGTCGATGGTGGCTCGTCACGGTTGATTGCCTTGATGGTCATGGGCGGGTGACGACAAGGCGGGTCGACGGCGCATCCCCGTAGACCTTGCTGCAGATGATGGTGATTATCTGGCTGTCGTCGACCCAGACGATCCCATTCAAGGCGTCGGTAGCCAACTTGAGCAGGTTGTCGACATCGGGCTTTGACGTTGGCGCCGTGTTGGCCTCACGCTTGGCGCGGCTCCAGCTTTTCGGCTGAACGCTGGTGAACGTGGCGACCAGACACAGCGGGCCAGACAGGGGCAGGCCCTCGACCCCTGCCAGGAGAGCCATGGCGCGCCCTGACAGCGTGTCTTCGGCTTTGCGGGTGGCTGCAGGGGTATAGACCCGGCCCTTCGTGGTGGCCCGTCCACGGCCCTTGGCGATGGGAGCACCGGGGATGGTGATGTCAATCACGCTTCACCTCGAGGATCAGGGCGTCCATGCGCTGCAGCATCTTGGCGGCCATCTCGGAAGGCGCCACATCAGGTGACACCTTGCGGGCGATCAGGGCGTCTAGACCAGCCCGCAGGCCCTTGCCCTCTGGGCTGTCGTCGCAGATGTTGGTGGCCTCGCTCGTGGCGTAGGCAACATCCGCCGCGCTGGCGGACAGGTCGTTGACGATCGACGACGCCAAAAGCAACGCGCGGCGCTTCATCTCCGACATGGCGGGCGGCAACTGGCGGGCGGGTTGCTGGCGCTGGACCTGCCGTTGGTTGTCGCGGCTGTCGTGGTCAAGGTCTGTCCCTTCCTCGACACGGGGCAACTGCAGGAGGTCGCGGAGCAGGTAGCCTAGCGACGCCGTGCGGGCAGCGGCCAGCGCCTTATCCAGCGGGCGACCTTTCTCGGGGATCACGGGCCATTCGCAGGCAATGGGCAGGGAGCCCCCATCAGCGTGGACCACCACCCACTCCGCGAGAAGGACGGCAAAGGCGCCTTGCTCACGCTCGAAGACCTTAGGCTCGCGGAGCATCGACGACGACGGCACCACAGCCAATCCCGCTGATGCCAGGGCTGCCTTGGCTTCGGCGATCATGGCTTCGGCGCTGGCGTAGTTGTACTTGTGGAACTTGTTGGTCGCGTCCTTCTCGACGCTGACGGCGACGGCTTGGGCACGGGAAAGAGCAGCAAAAAGCTCGGCCTGTGGGTTTGTCTCGGTCATGTGTGGGCCTCCTGACGCATTCGTAGCACTGGACATGACTCCACTGCAAGCGGAATCCTCCCGAAGTCCTTTGTTGACGGATGCCGAAGCGCCGCGCTACAAGCATGGACGGAGGCCAGCATGGCGAAGATGAAAGAGATCCGATTTGACCTTGTGCCCGAGAAGCACAAGAGCTTGGCGAAGATGGCCAAGGCTGAAGGCAGTTCCATCGCCGTGCTGGTGCGGCGTGCGATCAACATGATGCTCGAGAAGAGCGAGAAGGACGGTGTCTGATGGCTGGTGTGAACAAGGTGATCCTCGTCGGCAACCTGGGGCGTGATCCTGAGGTCAAGTACGCGCAGAGCGGCATGGCCATCTGCAAGATCAGCGTTGCCGTGGGCGAGCGCGTCAAGGACGGCGACGAATGGAAGGAGCACACGGAGTGGTTCCGGGTGACGCTGTTTGGCAAGACCGCCGAGAACGCGGGCCAGTACCTGCAGAAGGGCCGTTCGGTCTACGTCGAGGGCCGTCTCAAGACCGAGAAGTACAAGGACAAGGAAGGCGTCGAGAAGACCTCGACTGAGGTCATCGCCAGCGTGGTGCAGTTCCTCGGCGGCGGCGACGGCCAGCGCACGGTGCCCGATGCGGGCGAGCGCAAGAAGGCCGACGGCAAGGCTCCCCCGGCGTCCGACGGCTTTGACGAGAGCGACCTTCCTTTCTGAGGTGACCAATGTTCACGATCGGCGCCCATGAGTTCCCGAGTAAGGCCGCAGCACATCGCCACCTTTCGGCGATGCTTGAGACGTGGTGGAAGAAGTCGGAGATCACAGGCACCGATCGTGACTTGCTCGAGGTGCTGATTGACCAGCACCCCGAGGCGGCAACCAAGAAGGGGTCAGGCGTGCGGGATTTCTTTGTCTCGCACGCAGAGCCCAAGGGTCGGTGCTTTTGGGTGTGGCGCACCGACGGCTCTAGCGAGCACTTTTCATTTCTGCAGTGCCTGAACGGGCGCACACCGGACCGGACCAAGTTGCGGACGGCGTGCCGTGAGGCTGCTCACTCGTCGGTCCATGCGTTCAAGGTCGCTGCCTTTGCCGAAGGTATGGCGACGTGCGCAGAGACGGGCGCGCTACTGGCCTGGGGCGGCGCTCACGTCGACCACATCGACCCGTTCCACGTCATCGCTGATGCGTGGATCGACGGTAGCGGCGTCACCGTGGCCGACCTCGCCGCCGACACACCCACCACCTACGCCGACACGTTCGCAGACCCGAAGGTGGCAGAATCGTTCCGAGCACACCACGATCGCGTTGCACGTCTCAGGGTCGTGAGTGCATTCGTCAACCTGTCAAAGGGTGCCCGTTGACCATTCGATGGTGACGACGTAAAAAACCGAAGCGCCGTCGACCTTGGCAGGAGAGACGGCGCTTCATTCGTTCAAGGCCCGGCAACCATAAGCCGGGCGCAACAAAGGCGCAACATGGAAAGCACAACAGGCAGTATGCATTCACGCCAGACCCACACCCGGTGGTGTCCGGTCTGTCGGACACACCAGCACACACCGATCGGTGAAACGCCGGGACCATGTCGGGCAGAGATCACGGTTGTTGGCCTCGAGGTCCATCAGGGCTCCGAAGTGCTCGCCATCTGTGACACGGTGCAGACCCGCGATGCCGTCGCGGCCTTCCTCCGGGAGCGTGTGTGATGGGCTGGACCAAGCAATCAATCGAAGACGTCAAACGCGCCGCCAACATCGACGAGGTGGTGGGGGACGATGCCAAACTGACGCGAGAGGGCGACGACATGGTGGGGTGCTGCACCCTGCCAGGGCACAAGGATGACACCCCGTCGCTTCGGGTGAGCCCGATCAAGGGCCTTTGGCGATGCCACGGCTGCAACTCTGGCGGGTCCGCTGTCGACTGGCTGATGATGCGGCACAGCATGAAGTTCCCCGACGCCATGCGGGCGCTGTCAGGCAGGACTGGCATCCCCCTCGTCGAGGAAACCAAGGCCGGGAAGTCCTCGAGGCGCCTCGTTGCCTCCTACCAGTACCAGACGGCTGCAGGTGAAACCCTGTACGTCATCGAGAGGTGGGAGCCAGGGAAGCAGGGCCGCAGCAAGGACATTCTGCAGCGTGGCGCTGACGGGTCCTATGGCAAGCACCCACAGCAGGTGCTCTACCGCCTGCCCGAGGTGCTGACGGCGGTCGCGACACAGCTGCCCGTCTACATCTGCGAGGGGGAGAAGGCCACGGAAGCCCTCGTGAAGTTGGGGGTTTGTGCCACGACTCACGCGGGCGGGGCGAGCGCCGTCAAGACGTGGCTCGTTGGTGGCTTTGTGGAGCCGTTGCGCGGGGCCGACGTGGTCCTTGTGCCAGACCACGACGACCCAGGCAGGAAGTTGATGGCCCGCGTTTCCGCCATCGTCAGCACGGTGGCGCGGTCGGTGACGACGGTTCACCTTCCCGTGACCGGCGACGGTGACGACGCGGTGGAGTGGATCGCAGCGGGGGGTACCAAGCGGGACCTCGAGGGCATGGCCGAAGATTCGGCGGGCTTGGCGCAAGCGGAGAACGCGTCATGGAAGTCGATGCTTCGGCATGGGCGGGACAGCCTGCGGGGCTCACCCGGGAATCTCGAGCTTGTGCTTGAGAATGACCCGATGGTCCGGGGCTTGTTTGCCTATGACGAGTTCGCTTCTCGCGTCGTCATCACGAGACAGCCGCCGTGGTCAGAGCGCAACGCCACCTATCCACGCGCCCTCGTCGATGCCGACATCGTCCGGCTGGCCGTCTACATGGAGAAGGCCGTGGACGCCGACTTCGCGACCACCACGATCGGTGCCGTCGTCTCGTCAGTCGCCGACCGTGCCGCGTTCAACCCCCTGACGGACTGGCTCGGGCGCCTGTCGTGGGACGGGACGCCGCGCCTGTCCAAGTGGCTGGCCACCTACGCCGGGGCCGACGACAATGCCTACACGCACGCTGTGGCGCGGGCTTGGGCCATCTCCACGGTGGCTCGAGCACTCCGGCCAGGGTGCCAAGTCGACACCACCCTTGTGCTCGAGGGTACCCAAGGTAAGGGAAAGTCCAGCCTGTTGCGCGCCCTCGTCGGCTCGGAATGGTTCATGGACCACCTGCCCGACTTCTCCAGCAAGGACGCCGCGATCCTTGTCGCCAAGGCTTGGGTCCATGAGCTCTCGGAGTTGGCCACTCTCTCGAGGTCCGAGGTCGAGAAGATCAAGCAGTTCCTTTCGCAGCGCCATGACGTCTACCGGGCGCCCTATGCCGCCAACACGATCGACGTGCCCCGCAAGTGTGTGTTTGCTGCCACGACAAACCGGAGCGACTACCTGCGGGACACCACGGGCAACCGGCGATTCTGGCCCGTGAAGACCACGGCGATCGATGTTGCTGCCATCGCCCGAGACCGTGACCAGATCTGGGCAGAGGCTGTTGTGGCCTTCAGGGCAGGTGAGGGCTGGCACATCAGCGATCCCGAAGTGCTGGCGCTGGCGCAGGAAGAGCAGAGCAACCGGGTGGAGGTCGACCCCTGGCTTGACGCGGTCGCCCGTTTCGTGGAAGCTGTGGACCAGACCACCACAGCGGACTGCCTCAAGCAGATCGGCGTGGAAGTGTCCAAGCGCACACCGCGTGATGGTGAACGGGTGTGCGGGATTCTTCGCTGCCTCGGATGGACCGAGGAACGCCAGCGCACCACGACAGGCCGAGTACGGGTCTGGAAACCAAAACCAAGTGGACCAGAGGGTGGACCAGAGCTGGACCAAAGGCCTTTGGTCCACACTTTGCCGCATTCCAACGCCGTTTCAGAGGCTGGACCAAAGGGACCAGAGAAAAACCTCAAAACACCTGTGGAAGTGGTTGGGGCTCTGCACACCACCACGGTGGGACCACACGTTACCACTCCTGTAGATCTTTCATTTTCCTTTGGTCCCTTTGGTCCATTGGTCCCAGGGCGTCCTGATGCGGCGAAAAGTGGACCAGAGGTGGACCAAAGGGCTCCGGTCCTTTGGTCCACTGCGGACGATGGTCCAGACCCATGGAGTGGGGAATGAGCGCACCTGAACAGAAGGCGCTGGACTGGCTGGCTGCCAATGTCCGCAGGCCAGCGGGTCCGCTCAAGGTGATCGCCTGTGGTGGGCGGGACTACGCCGATGGGGCCAGGGTCGACCGCATTCTGTCCACCATCCACGCGGCGCTGCAGGTGGATGACCTGATCCACGGTGGCGCCAATGGTGCTGACGCCCTCGCCGCCTCTTGGGCTGTCCGGGCTGGTGTCCGGGTTCGGGAGTATCAGGCGGATTGGCAAGCTCTCGGGAGGGCTGCAGGCCCCTCGAGGAACGCGGCCATGTTGATGGCTTGCCCTGCCCTCGTTGTTGCGTTCCCAGGTGGGCGAGGGACAGCCGACATGGTGGCGCAAGCCGGGAAAGCGGGTGTGCCCGTGTGGACGGTCAAGGCCCGGCTCGAGGTGTGGACGCCAAAGGATGCCGCACCGGAAGAAGAAGAGCGACGCCAACGACTGGCCAGGGCGATGGTGGCTGGCACTGCGGCGGCTGCAAAGCCTAAGCGGTGGTCACGGTAGGCTTGACCTCCCGCACCCACCCTGTACCCTAGCCCTGCGGCTGGCTATCCAGGGGCAACTCTGGAGATTGACACCGCACCCGCTCCTGACGTCTCCCCACTGCAGGAACGGTAACGGCACCATTTGCGTTGGTGCCGTTTCTTTTGGTGGTGATCGCTCCCTTCGCTCAGGACAGATCACCCACCGCGCCTGATCTGGCTTCCTACAGCCCTAGGATATTTCTAGCAGCACAGTGCTTGACTTAATCGTCAGGGTGCGTAGAATGGACTCACGGCACGCAAGCCGCTAGGGAGACACCACAATGACCATGAACGCCGCCAGCTTCGCCACCCTCGAGTCCGCCACCCTCGCCATGGACTGGAACACGGTCATCGACATCTGCGGCGGCTCACACAACATCGTCGCCAACTGGATCTGGGGCCACGCGGTTGAGGCCAAGGTCGGCGCCCCCCACAACCGCCAAGTCTTCATCCTCGAAATCCTCGAGAAAATCCGCATCGCCTGAGCCAACCAACACCAGCCCCGGACAGCCGGGGCTCTTTGGAGCCCATGAAGACCAAACTCACAGACCTGCCCGTCGAGGCGCTCCGCCAGATCGTGGCCGGTGCCGACAACGCCTGCAACCAAGCCGCTGCCGACGTCGAAGCCTACGAGGCCGACCCGGCCCTTCACGAGAAATTGGAGCGTGGTTTGCTTTACGCCGCCCTCGGCGCTCGTGCCGCCCTCAAGTACCGACTCACCAAGGAGACACCGTGAACAAGCCAACCCGTGGACAAGGCGGCGACATCTGCGCCGCCGCAGAGCACCGAGAAGACGAAGCCAACGCCAGAGCCGAGAAGGCCGAAGCCCTCGCAGCCGAGCTGACCGCCGCCCTTGAGGCGCTGAAAGCCCGTGCCGCACTTGCCGCCGACGTCATCACAGAAGCAAGGCACATCGAATGGAAGAGCCTCGGTCTTGTGAAGGCGCTTGCTGCCTTTGACAGGTCAGTGGCCCCGATGGTGTGGGGTGTGCAGCCATGACCTCCCACAACGCCCCACGCCCTCGCGGACGCCCGTCCCTCACTGGTGGCCGCGCCCAGACCGTCCAGACCTCTCTGAGCCCATCACAGGCCGCGTGGGTGGCATCGCGTGGTGTGCCTGCTGCCGCGTACCTGCGGGGGCTGGTGGAGAGGGACCAGCGGGAGACTGTGGTAGTGCGCGGGTCCTACCTTGGCTGGCCAGCGATGGCCCAGCCCGGTCGCAGCCCGTCGGTCGAATACGGGCGCACGGCGGTCTGCTACGGCGACAGCGAATGGGTGCCGTATGAGGACGGCGAAGGCCCGGACACGCACCTCACCGAAGCCCAAGCCATCGACTGGTGCCTGACTGGCACGCTTCCCGACCTCGTCAAGATCGGCGGTGACGTGTGAGCGACCCCGACTGTACCTGCAGCGGGTGGGCCTGTCCCCACCGACCGATCTACACCCGCGAAGACCTGATCCGCGTCGTGCTTGGTCAGCAATGGGCTGTGGCGATCTGTCTGATGGAGAACCCGCCGCACTACCATCCAATGTCGACGCACCGTATTGGTGACCTCCCCTGCGCCGTTGACGTGGTGGATGGCAAGTCATGACCCGCCGTTGGTGTCACTGTGGGGCGCCGTTGTGCTCTGACAAAATGGATCGCGGTCCATGGTGCCGAGTCTGTTGGCTGGTCGGGCTGACATCACAGCAGGTGGTGTGGGATGAGCAAGAGCGGCAGAACTACACTGCCGAAGGCGAGGCCATCGGGTCCGTCATGGTGTGGTCGACAATGCAAGAGCCCGGCTTTAACCCGGCACCGTTCAACTCCACCGACGACACCGCTGCAACGTCGCGGCACCTCCCGGTCGGGTGCCATGACCCCTACGCCGTCCAACGCATCGACGACGACGCCGAGACCGTCTGGCTATGGCTGCGTGATCGGTTCTTGACCTCCCACACCCCGCCGTGACAGCCTACCCCCGCTGGTGAGTCCCCACGATCCAGCACAGACCACGATCATTGGCACCCCCAACGCGACCCCTTCACAATTCTGTGAGGGGGTTGTCGTTTGTGGGGTTTGCGTTTGTTTTGCCAAAATGGCATGGTTGTCGCGTGACTACCCGTAGTCCACTTCCCCGGCTCGCTGGAAAGCAGGCAGGGCGTCAATGCCTACCCCACTGGCTGCGGGAGGGCACGGAACGCCTGCTGCGGGTGGAGTACGCCATTGGCATGGGTCAAGCCGAGTTGGCAGCGGCCCCCGGCGAAGACGTGCCCCCAGAGGTGCAGGCGATGGTGTCCACGGCTGACGACACTGTCCGCCAGCGTGCGCGCCATTGGCTACTTGGCAACGCCCTCGCTCCACACGCCAAGTGGAAGGCGCCGACCGAGGCAGACCTTGAGCAACCCGACGAGGCTCCCGTCACCGTCGCCGACCTCGAGGCCCAGCTCCGCGCCCTCGCTGACGCTGGCGACAAAGGCGCCATCCTCGCCATGCTCGCGGCCCTCGACCCTGCCCGTTATGGCCCGCCTGGACGTGTCGTGATCGACGCTCCGAATACCGTTGACACCGTCGATTTCACGCCAGTGATCAAGAAGTGATCGCTCGCAACGACGCGCCGATGGGTGACAAGGCGCTGACGATCCTGGCTGATGACGAGCCGGGCACCGTCGTTGGGTCTGGTGGCTACGGCTCGGGCAAGACGACGCTTGGCGTTGCATGGGTGGTCAAGCTCGGGCTTGGTCACGGCCAGGACGGGCCGATCCTCGGGACGGAGCCTAGTTACCCGATGGTTCGCGACGTCATGGAGCGCACAACCATGGAATGCCTAGACCGATGGCGGTTGCCGTACCGCCACTGGAAGGCAGACCACATTTTCGAGATCGGGCGCGCCAAGCGTTTCGAGTTCTGGTGTCGCAGCCTCGACAAGCCCCGCAGCGTCGAGGGCATCAACGCGATCGGCCTGTGGGCTGACGAGTGGGAGCTGTGCGACCCCGAGGCCCTTGTGCCTGCCCTCCAGCGTGTCCGCGCTGGCAAGGCGCTCCGAAGCATCCTGACGGGCACCCCCGAGGGCTACGGGCCTGCCTATGACCTGATCCTTGCGCGCCCTTCGCCGACGACGCGCGCCTACATCATCCGCACGGCGGACAACCCGTTCTTGCCAGCGTCCTACGTCGAGGAATCCAAGGCCCGGCTTGGCACTGACGAGGCCATCAGCGAGAAGCTGGACGGCATCCGCACGGCCAAGGGTGGGCGCGTCTACACCCGCTTCGACCGTCGACGTCACTGTGCCGCCCCCGTCGTCAAACATGGCCGCATCGTCATCGCCTGCGACTTCAACGTCCGCTACTCGCATTGGATCGTGGCCATCGTCGACGAGGTCCGCAAGGTGGCGCACATCGTGGGCGAGGTCATCAAAGAGGGTGGGACAACGACCGACGAGCACGCCGAACGCATGGCGACGTGGATCGCGGGCTACATCGAACGCACCACAGGACGTCGACCAACGCGGGAAGACGTCTTCCGCATGAAGATCCCCGCCTACATCGACGCCAGCGGTACCAGCCTCCACACGACGTCGTCACTGTCCGACGTCCACCTGCTGTTGCAAGCGGGCTTTGTGCCGATGCATGGGACGCGCAACCCACCGATCAAAGACCGGGTCAATACCGTCAACGTGCTTCTGAGGGATGGGCGTGTGTCTTTCGACATGGCGACGTCATCCGTACTCGTGCGTGGCCTCGAAACGCAGGCGTACGACAAGGCTGGCGAACCCGAGAAGAAGCCCGGCAGCAACTTGGACCACGGGATCGACGCCCTCGGGTATCTCCTGCACACCCAATGGCCCGTCCACGCGCCCAAGCCGAACATGGCGCCTGCCCGGTCGGCTGGCCGTGACGAGTGGGGACCGCTAGCCCCTTGACACCCGCCATGCTAGTGTGCTGGCCATGGACCTCTTTGCCCCCATCACCTCGCAGGCTGTCGATCGCATCAAGGCGGGCGCCGTGGTGTCCACCTCCGACGAGCTCCACGCCGCACGGGCGCTGGCCGAGCGCCAGAAGCCGTACGACTACGACCCCTGCATTCGGGGTATCTCGCAGCGGTACAGCGGCAACCAGCGGGCGCTGTTGCGCGAGGCTCTGAGACTCGCCTACCCGTCATCCTATGAGTCGATGCCCATCGACCCCGTCAACTGGCTGCGCTTCTTCTCTGCCCAAGACGCTGGCGTCTACACCTCGCCGACGGTGCGGGAGTTGGTCGACGAGAACGGAGACGTGGTCGACGAAGATGACCCGTCGTCGGTGGCGTTCCTCGACGCCGTGGAGCAGGTCGGCGGTGACCGGCTCATGGCCGAGGTGGAGCAACGGTGCCTCACTGGCGCCAAGGCGATCGCCATCGTCGTTGGCTGGCGTCGGCTCAATCCGGCCAAGCCCGGCAAGCTGGTGGCCACCCAGTATTGGGGAAGCGACGTCTTCACGATCGCGCACCCGATCGCCCTCAACGACCCCGACGCGCTGATGGTCGTTGGCCTCCGCCAAGCCCGCGCCGCCTACGAGACTGGCGCCGATGTGTGGTGGGTGTGGAGCCGCCCCGTCACCGAGGGCACCGATGGGCCCGTGTTTGGACCTTGGCAGCACGTCGTCATCAGCGAAGACGGCAAGCACAAGAGCTTGCCGATCCCCTATGACGGGATGCTGCCGATCGTGTGGTGCCGGTCAGAGGATGCCGTGGGCAGCATCTGGCCAGACCCTGACCGCGACATCAGCGCCAACGTCGACAACCTCAACGTGGGTCGCAGCAACCGCCAGCACGTCATCAACATGCAAGCGCACGCCGTTATGGTCTACGCGGGCACCATGCTGGAGGCGTCAACCATCGTCGCCGCGCCTGACCGGCCAATCAAGGTCATGACCGGCGAAACCATCAGCTACCTGACGGCGGCTGCTGACCATGACGCGATCCTCACCTCGTCGACGCGCGACCTTGAGGAACTTGGTGTGAGCCACGGCAACAGCCCTGACGCCTACGCCGTCACCCCTGGCGAGGCTCAATCGGGCGTCTCCCGCATGATCGCCAACGCCCCCCACGACGAGCGGGTGGCCCGCCTTCGGCCACTGTTCAAACAGTTCGAGGAACAGCACCTGTGGCCTCTCGTGATCGACCTCATCAACCGCCACGTCGACGGCGTCACCATCCCCGACAGCGTCTACCCTCGGGTCACGTTGGGCACGGCCAAGACCTACGAGACCGACGCCGACAAGATCACGCGCGTGGGCGAGTTGCTGGCCCTTGACCTCGTCGACAAAGCCAAGGCCGCTGTGATGGTGGGCCTGTTCGCTGACGAGAGTGAGGCGAAGGCGCATTACGACCTGCAAGTGGGTGCGCCTGCCATCCCCGGCACGCTCAAGGGCTCGCCTTTCGCGTCGATCCGTGAGACGACGACGACCGATACCGAGACGGAAGAGACCCAATGAGCGGCGCAGACCTCGCCGGGGTTGTCGCTGATGCCGCTGTGGCCGACCTCCGTCGGCTGGAGTCGGCGCTTGAGCGCGATCTTCTGCGCATCCTGCTGTCTCTCGACACGATGCCGGGAAAGGACAGCCTTGTGAGGCGCCAGGGTCAAACGACAGCCGCTGTCATGCGTCAGGTGCAGGATCGGCTGGTGGCCGAGGGTGAGGCGCTGGAATCGCTCACAGGACGCCGGGCGGTGGAGGCCGTGCAAGCGGTCATGGGTGCCCCGCCGTCGTCCCTGCCGGTCGATGTGCGCGCCACCCTTGACGGCATCGTCAACGAGCAAGTGGCCGACGTCGTCAAGGTGTTCAAGAGCGCCGTTCCGGAGATGCGGGACGCGGTATCGCGGGGCATCCTGTCGGGTGGTTCGCTGGCTGACGTCGTCGAGGAAGTCCGCCAGCGGATGGCCACCACCTATGTGCAGGCGTCGGCGGCTGTCGATGCGGCAATCATGGCAGCCGGTCGGCGAGCCATTCTCGCGGCGGCTGCGGCGTCTGACCTAGACCTCGTCTACGTCTACGTCGGCCCCCGTGACGGCAAAAACCGCCCATTCTGCAAGGCGTGGGTGGGCAAGGCATGCACCGACCCTGACCGCCTCGACAACGGCCAGGGCCTGCCCGCTGACGACTACTGCGGCGGGTACAACTGTCGGCACTCGTGGGCGCCAACGCTCGTTGAGGATTGCGTCGCCGAGGGCATCCCGATCCTGCGGCCTGATGGGTCGTCTCTTGTCGTGGTCCCCTGATGGGCGTCACCATCCGCCGCACTGGGAAGCCGTACAGGTTCGACGCTTCCAAGGTTGAGAAGGTGATCAAAGCGTTTGTCCCCGGCGCGATCATCAGGCGGACCAGCAAGGGGATCTCGTCGAATGGGTCAAGTTTCGCGCCCTATCGCGAGTCCTATCAGCAGGCGCTCCGTCGAGGTGGTGAGGATCAGGCCGTCGACCTGCGGATGACTGGCGGGCTCGTCAACTCCATCAAGGTGACGTCGATCGACGTCTCGGCGAACAGCCTGCGGTTCATCATCGCCCCCGACGCTGGCACCTCGCCGTCTGTGAGCCTCGCAGGGGGCCGGGCCAAGCGGACGGGCGGGAGAAGTCCACCGCACAACGTGCTCGGCTACTGGATCGAGCACGGGACGTCACAGATGGCAGCGCGCCCGTTCATGGGGCTGACGGCTGACGAAGAACGCCAACTGGCGACATTGCTGGACAAGGCCAAGCTGTTCGGGTGATGCTGGGCGGGCAACGCTTCACGGTGTGGTGGACCGTGGCCGGTTCGCGCCGGTTGCCTTCGGGACAGTGCTTCGTTCGAATCCACACGTTGCACCCGCCACACGGCGGGTTTTCTTTTGCCCACAGCCATGTTACATAACCGGCTATGCAACGCGTCTTGCTTGGCTCCACGGACACCATCGTCAGCTACCCTCGGGTGGCGCGTGATGGTGTTGTGCGTCCGTCTGGCGTCGCGACGTCGGCAACCGCTCGGCGCGTTGCCCCGACCGACGCCGACGCGGCCACAGCCTACGTCGCTGCCACGGTCGAAGGCGTGTCAACGACGACGCAAGGCGCCAAGCAGGAGGGCGATGAGTTCATCACCCTTGCAGGCGCGCAGACCATCGTCGCCGGTCGTAGGTACCTGCTGATCGACGCCAGCCATGGGCGCTATGTCGTCGTCGAGGCGACCAACAGCGGAAGCACCACGACGGTCTACCTCGCTGAGCCCCTGCTGTGCGACATCGCCAATGGGAGCGCCTTCAAGGGCATCGCAGTCAGTGTGGCCCTCACGGCTGCGCAGACGTCAGACCCTGGCAGCGGCTACGTTCTCTTTCGGGCCACCGTCGACGGCGTCGTCATCGAGTGGGATGAGGCTTTCCGCGTCGTCCGCCGCATCACGTCGATCGCCCTCACCACGACCACGCTGGCGCACCTCTACCCGGTGGTGCGAAAGCTCTCCTCCTCAAGCGACACCACCCTCGAGGAAGCGATCGAGGCGTCGTGGCGGGCTGTCATGGTGCCGCTGCTTGCGGCTCAAGGCATCCTCGACGAAGACGTGATCACCGAC